TACAAAGGCAAGACGCATAAGCATACAGATGGTAAACTTATGACGGGTGCAACTATGTCTAAGACTTCTAAGAAGTTATTTCATTATAAAGACCTAAGTAAAACAGCAAAGGCTAAAGCAGATGGCGCTGGCAAAAAGTCAAAAAAGTCTTAAGTCTTGGACTAAGCAGAAGTGGACTACAAAAAGTGGCAAGCCTTCAACACAAGGGCCAAAGGCCACAGGTGAAAGATACCTACCTAAGAAGGCTATTAAGTCTCTTAGTGATTCTGAGTATGCTTCTACCACCAGAGCTAAACGAAAAGGCACTGCTAAGGGTAAGCAGTTTGTGGCTCAACCGAAAAAAGTTGCAGCCAAAGTAAAACCTTATAGGAAGAAAACATGAGAAAATATTTAAAACGCATTCTATGTGCAATATTAAATCGTGAATGTCCTTGCCAGAAATGTGAGTGTGAATGAGAAACCTTACTGAAAAACAACAACTATTTCTTAATGTACTATTTGAGTCAGCACAGGGTGATCCTGTGAGGGCTAAACGTCTTGCGGGATACTCAGACAATGTGTCGTCCACTAGCATTACTGCAGTACTACAAGATGAGATTGCTGATCTTACTAAGAAGTTTATCTCAGCTACTGGTAGTAAAGCTGCATACTCAATGATGCAAGTAATGACTAACCCTACTGATCTTGGCAACAAAGAAAAGATGGCAGCAGCAAAAGATTTTCTTGACAGAGCAGGTTTTGTGAAAACTGATAAAGTAGAAGTGAAGACTGATAGCCCTGTATTTATTTTACCCCCTAAAAATAATGAAGATTAATAAAACTTGGAAGCTACCTAAACCTGAAATGGTTGGGGATGAATACGAATGGCTACCAGTTGTTAGAGTAGGCAGAGTAGTTCCATTTGGCTATAGACAAGACCCTGAAGATAATGATATACTACTACCAATACCAGAAGAGTTAGGAACTTTAGAAGAAGCTAAAAAGTTTTTAAAACAATACAGCTATAGAGATGTAGCCAACTGGTTAAGTGAGAAGTCTGGTAGATACATATCTCACGTAGGTCTAATGAAAAGAGTTAAACTTGAACAAAGACGTAAGGCAGAAGCTTCAACGCAACAGTATTACGCTCAACGCTACAAAGAAGCGGCGGCAAAAGCGGAAACCCTTGAAAGAAACCGTATCGGAGCCAGAAATCAAGACGGTTCCAGCAACAATGAAACCAGAGCCGATTGATGTTGTTAAAGCTCAAGAAATAATTTTTCAACCCAATCCGGGACCGCAGACAGACTTTTTGTCTGCATCAGAACAAGAGGTATTATATGGAGGTGCGGCTGGTGGTGGTAAGTCTTTTGCTATGTTGGCCGATCCTGTTAGGTATTTTAATAATCCACTATCTTCTAAGCTACTTGTTCGCAGAAGCACAGAAGAACTCAGAGAACTTATCTCGGTGTCCAAACAACTCTACCCTAGAGCAATCCCCGGAATTAAGTTCATGGAACGGGACAAGACATGGGTAGCTCCTAGTGGTGCTACTTTATGGTTATCATATTTAGATAGGGACGATGATGTACAAAGATACCAAGGGCAAGCTTTTAACTGGATTGGTTTTGATGAACTTACACAATGGCCTAGCCCTTATCCTTGGAATTATATGAGATCACGTCTTCGGACAACTAAGAACAGTGGCTTAGAGTTGTATCAAAGAGCTACAACTAACCCCGGAGGAGCTGGACATCAATGGGTTAAGAAGACCTTTGTAGATCCAGCACCAAATAATACAAGCTTTGATGCTACTGATCCTGAAACAGGTGAACGTATTGCTTGGCCTAAAGGACACACTAAAGAAGGTCAACCATTGTTTAAACGTAGGTTTATACCTGCTACTTTGTTTGACAACCCTTATCTAGCAGATGACGGTCTCTATGAGGCTAATCTTCTTTCACTACCAGAACACCAACGCAAGCAACTACTTGAGGGTAACTGGGATATCAATGAAGGTGCAGCTTTTCCTGAATGGAATAGAAACATACATGTCATTGAACCCTTTGATATACCAAGAAGTTGGGTAAGGTTTAGAGCATGTGACTATGGGTATGGTTCTTATACAGGAGTACTTTGGATAGCAGTAGCACCTGATGAACAACTCATTGTTTACAGAGAAATGTACTGCTCAAAGGTCATAGCTACTGACCTAGCTGATATGATACTAGAAGTTGAAGGTGAGGAAAAGATACGCTATGGAGTTCTTGACTCTTCTTTGTGGCATAATCGTGGTGATACTGGCCCATCTCTTGCTGAACAGATGATCATGAAGGGTTGCCGTTGGAGACCTGCTGATAGATCTAAAGGTTCTAGGGTTTCAGGAAAGAATGAGATACACAGGAGATTGCAGGTAGATGACTTTACAGAAGAACCTAGATTAGTATTTTTTAATAATTGTTCTAATAGTATCTCTCAGATACCAGCAATACCACTAGACAAGAACAACCCAGAAGACGTAGACACACATTCAGAAGATCACCTATATGATGCTTTGCGGTATGGTGTGATGACAAGACCACGAAGTAGTTTGTTTGATTTTGATCCTTCTACACAAAGAAGTGGTTTTCAAGCAAGTGACCCAACCTTCGGTTATTAAGGAAATAGTATGGAAGAAGACATCTTTGAAGAAAGTATGGTAATGGACTCTGAAGAAGCTAGTTCTTTAGATGATATGAAGAAAGATACCTACAGCGACCCTCTTGCTGGTAGCATTGTAGGTTTAGTTCAAAAACATTATAAAAAAGCTTCTGATGCACGTGAGACAGAAGAAACCCGTTGGATACAAGCTTATCGTAACTACCGTGGTTTATACGGTCCTGATGTACAGTTTACTTCTACTGAAAAATCACAAGTGTTTGTTAAAGTAACTAAGACAAAAGTTCTTGCTGCATATGGTCAGATTATTGAGGTACTCTTTGGCAACAATAAATTTCCTATTACTGTAGATCCTACAACTTTACCTGAAGGTGTAGAAGAAGCTGTACACTTTGAATCTAATGAAGAAATAAAAAAAGCTAATCAACCTTCATCACAAGATATGAAACTTCTTCCCGGTGAAACTATGACGGATCTTAAAGAACGTCTTGCAGGACTAACTAATAAACTAGCTCCTGTAGTTGATATACTTAAAAAAGGTGAGGGTTCTACTGCTACTCAAATTACTTTTCATCCTGCAATGATTTCAGCTAAAAAGATGGAAAAGAAAATTCATGACCAACTAGAAGAGTCTAATGCAAACAAACAGTTACGTGTAGCTGCATTTGAATGTGCGCTTTTTGGTACAGGTGTTATGAAAGGACCATTTGCTACAGATAAAGAATATCCTAATTGGAATGATGATGGTGAGTATAACCCTACAATTAAAACTGTACCACAAACTTCTAGTGTATCTATTTGGAACTTCTATCCTGATCCTGACGCTGCTAACATGGATGAGGCTGAGTACGTTGTAGAACGTCATAAAATGTCTCGTACTCAACTACGTGCACTTAAACGCCGACCTTTCTTTAGATCTAATGCTATTGATTTTGCTGTAGATGCAGGAGAATCTTATGTTAAAGAATGGTGGGAACAAGCTATGGAAGATGATGCTCAAGAATCTAAAGCTGAACGCTTTGAGGTACTTGAGTTTTGGGGTAATGTAGATACAGAAGTTCTTGAAGGACATGATGTAGATATACCTAGTGAATTATCTGATGTAGATCAAGTAAGCGTAAATATTTGGGTATGCAATAATAAAGTATTGCGTTTAGTTATGAATCCATTTACTCCTTCTATTATTCCTTACTATGCAGTGCCATATGAAGTAAGTCCATATAGTTTATTTGGTGTAGGCATTGCTGAGAATATGGACGATACTCAAACTTTAATGAATGGTTTTATGCGTATGGCAGTTGACAATGCTGCACTTTCAGGTAATATGCTTATTGAAGTAGACGAGACTAACTTAGTTCCGGGCCAAGATCTATCAGTCTATCCCGGAAAAGTATTTCGTCGCCAAGGTGGTGCACCCGGACAAGCAATCTTTGGCACTAAGTTTCCGAATGTATCTAGTGAGAATATGCAGATGTTTGATAAAGCCAGAGTACTAGCTGATGAATCTACTGGTTTTCCTAGCTTTGCTCATGGGCAGACAGGAGTACAAGGTGTTGGACGAACGGCTTCTGGCATTAGTATGCTTATGTCTGCTGCTAATGGTTCTATACGAAATGTAGTTAAAAACGTAGATGACTATCTTCTAGGTCCACTAGGTAAAGCATTCTTTAACTTTAATATGCAGTTTGATTATGATAAAGAAATCAAGGGTGATCTTGAAGTTAAAGCCCGTGGTACTGAAAGCCTTATGGCTAACGAGGTACGTAGTCAACGCTTAATGCAATTCCTTGGGGTTGTACAAAATCCAGTACTTGCACCTTTTGCAAAAATGGATTATATTATTCGTGAGATTGCTAAGTCTATGGACCTTGATCCAGATAAGCTAACTAACTCTATGTCAGATGCTGCAGTACAAGCTGAAGTTCTTAAAAAATACCGTGAAGAAAATCCACCACCACCTCCACCACCGGGAGCAGCCCCAGAGGGACCACCAGCAGGCGCACAGGCCGCTGACACTCAAGGGAGCGGTGGGGGTACTATAGGTACAGGCTCAGTGCCTCAGCCGGGGGAACAGGGCTTCTCAGCTAATACTGAACAAGGACCAATGCAGTGAGTTTAAAACTACTAGTAAATAACCCCGAAGCATGGAATGCATTTGAAGCTGAACTAGATGAACGTATTCAAGCTAGTTACAAACAGTTTGCCCAATCAGATGAGCAGCATGTAATGTACAGGGTGCAAGGTCAGATCTACGCTTTGCAAGCTTTAAAGCAACTTAGATTAAAGGTTAATGCTAATGGGTAGTTATGAGGCTGCAAAAGAAATGTATCCTATTTTAAATGAGTATGATTATAAAATAGTAGACACACCAAATAAAGATAGTCCTTATTATCTAGAGCATTTTCCTCCGGGAGAAATTGGTTCTTTAGAAATGCCCCGACCTAAAGGCATACCTTTAGAAGAGTATGGGCTACAAATATTTAAAGATGTAAGATCTGAAGATATTGCAGGAGATATTATATCTCATCATATTGTTAATAAAGATAAATACCTTTCAAAAAAATACAAAGATTTTAAAAATTCTGTTTCTTTAGAAACAATGAAAGAAAGATACAAATACCATAAAGAAAATCTCAATGAAGAAAGAGATTTTAACTCTTGGTCAGAAAGAACAGGATACCCCGAATTACTTAGGGGGTATGTTTTTAAGCAGTTTGATAAGGAAACAGAAAACAATCTTTATAGTTCAGAACAAAAAGAAATTTTAGATGCTATTAAACAATATATAACTAAAAAACCAAAAGAATTTGCTCAAGGAGGCCTAACAATGAACAACCAAACACAGATGGCTTTTGCCCTAGGTGGCGAAGCAGAAACAGTAGACCCAGTGTCAGGCAATGATGTACCTCCGGGCTCTCTTCCTGTTGAGGTACGTGATGATATACCTGCACGTTTATCCGAAGGTGAGTACGTTGTACCTGCTGATGTTGTACGTTACTACGGTGTAAAATTCTTTGAGGATTTACGTACTCAAGCAAAAATGGGCTTGCAACAAATGGAAGCTGATGGTAGAATAGGCGGTGAACCTGTTGATGACCAGATGATTTCTGATCAAGACTTAGCTCAACTTGAAGGTATGCTGTCACAACAAGGCATGGCTGATGGTGGGCTAGCTCAAGGTCGCATGATGGACAAACTTCTTAATGCTGTTCGTACAAACCCTGTAGTAAATGAGCGTATGAAAGCTGCAGGTATACCCATTGAAATGGCTGTTGGTGGTAGTGTTGGTATAGGTATTCCTTCTAATAGCCAGAACGTTGACCCTAGAAAGGTTGATGAAGTTATTGCTAAGATTGGTGCAGCAGCACAACAGAATCCTGAGCTTATGCGTATTCTTGGTGAAAGAGGTATCAACGTACCTAGGACTACTGCAACACAAACACCTGAGCAGATGCAACAAGCTAATAGCCCAGCCATTACTACTAACCCTATTATGGCTGCTAATGCTGGTGGACTCATGGGTTATCAAGAAGGTGGGACTGCTGGATACATGGCTGCTAATCCTACAGGAACCTTTGATCCAACTAAGTATACAACAGTTGGTGGTACTTTGTTTGATCCTGAAAACTACGGCCCTAACCTTGGTACAGCACCTGTTGCACCTGCTGGCCCTGCCCCAGTTGAACCTGCAGGTGGTTGTGGAAGAGGTTTGATGTGGAATGGTCAGATGTGTGTAG